ACTATTCATCGACTACGAAGTGTATTCCGTGGGCTGCGAGATTGTCGACACGCCTGCGCTTTTCCTGACGATTCCCGAGTCGGAGCGCTGGCCTATCGTCGCCGACTCCGCGCGCCCCGAGACCATCTCGCACATGCGTAAGAGCGGATTCGGCAAGATTATGCCCGCCGTCAAAGGCGCTAAGAGCGTCGAGGAAGGCGTGGAATTCCTCAAGTCGCATGACATCATCGTTCACCCTCGCTGCACGCACACGATCGACGAGCTGACGCTCTACTCGTACAAGACCGACCCGCTAACGGGTCGCATCCTGCCGCAGCTCCAGGACAAAAAAAACCACGTCATCGACGCCCTGCGATACGCCTGCGAAGCAATCCGCCGCGTTTCAGCAGCTCGGCCACCTGTCAAGATTATTCCTGCGCCCATAGCGCATAAGTGGTAAGGACGCCTCATGGCCGAAACGAAGGAAATCCGCCTCGCAAAGATTCACGAAGAAGCTATTACGCGCTTCGATGTGATTCAAAACGCTTTGCAGGTAGAACGCCGCGAATGCCTGAACGATCGGCGCTTCTACAGCATTGCGGGTGCGCAGTGGGAAGGCCCGCTCTGGAATCAATTCGAGAACAAGCCGAAGATTGAAGTTAATAAGTGCCACATGGCAGTTATGCGCATCATCAACGATTACCGCGCTAACCGGATCAGCGTGAAATTCGTCTCGAAAGACGGCTCGCCACACGACAAGCTTGCCGACGTGTGCGCAGGGCTCTACCGCGCTGACGAGCAGGATTCTACCGCGAACGAAGCCTACGACAACGCCTTTGAAGAGGCGGTTGGCGGTGGCTTCGGCGCTTGGCGGCTCCGCGCCGACTGGGCAGACGATGAAGACGAGACAAACGATCACCAGCGCATTCGCATCGAGCCCATTTTCGACGCCGACACGAGCGTGTTCTTCGACCTCGACGCGAAGCGCCAGGACAAGAGCGATGCGCGTTACTGCTTCGTTGTCTCGTCAATGTCGTTTGAAGCCTACAAAGAAGAATACGACGACGACCCTACAACGTGGCCGAAAATTATTATGACCGCCGGTTTTGACTGGTGTACGCCTTCGGTTGTCTATGTCGCTGAATATTATTGCATTGAAGAAGTAACCGAAACCATTCGGATTTTCACGCTTCTTGATGAAAGCCAAGTTCGTTACCGCAAGGTCGATTTTGAGCGCGACCCAGAGCTGGAAGCGCGCCTCGCAGCCACGAACGCGAAGGAAACCGGCCAGAAGCGCGTGAAGACGCGCAAGGTGCGCAAATACCTCATGAGCGGCGGCAAGGTGCTCGAAGATTGCGGATACATCGCAGGAAAGTGTATTCCCGTGGTGCCGAACTACGGTAAGCGCTGGTTTATCGACAACATCGAGCGTTGCATGGGAGCCGTGCGCCTTGCTCGCGATGCGCAGCGCCTCGGCAACATGCAGCGCAGCCGCCTCGCTGAGATTGCCGCGCTTTCCCCGATGGAAAAGCCAATTTTCGTACCTGAGCAGGTATCCGGCGTTGAAGAGATGTGGCGCAACGATAACATCGCGAATAACGCCTATCTCCTCGTTCAGAAGATTACGGACGCAAATGGCAACGAAACGCCTGCCGGCCCCATCGGCTACACTCGCCCCCCGCTGGTCGCGCCCGCCATGGCGGCTTTGCTCCAGCTCACAGAACAGGATATGCGCGACGTTCTCGGCAATCCTGAAGGAGCAGACAAGCTGATTTCAAACGTCTCCGGCAAGGCGGTTAACGCGGTGTCGAACCGCATCGACATGCAGACGTTCATTTACGTGAGCAACTTCGCGAAGGCCATGAAGCGCTGCGGCGAAATCTGGCTAAGCATGGCGCGGGATATTTACGTCGAGGAAAGCCGCAAGATGAAAGCGGTTTCTGCTTCCGACAAGGTAAGCACCATCGAGCTACAGCGCCCGGTACTTGACGAAGATGGAGCGGTCAAGAACGAGAACGACCTTTCGGAAGCGCGCTTCGATGTGGCCGTCGAGGTAGGCCCATCGACGCAGAGCCAGCGAGATTCACAGGATGCCTCGCTTCAAGCGCTCCTTGCCACTACCAAGGACCCTCAAACGGCATCAATGCTCGAACTCATGCTGCTCATGAATCTCGACGGCGAAGGAATGTCCGACGTGCGCGAATACTGCCGAACTAAGCTTGTTTCAATGGGCGTCATTAAGCCTAGTGAAGAGGAATCGCAGCAAATGGCCGCAGCCGCACAACAGCAGCAGCCAGACCCACAGGCGCTATTGATGCGCTCAATGGCTGAAGAAGCATCTGCCAAAGCCGCGCAAGCGCGAGCAAATACCGTCTACACCGTTGCCAAAACGGGAGAATCGCGCGCTAACACGATCGAAACACTTGCAAAGGTTGATCAATCGTCGCAGACTCACGCGGTTGACATTATGCAGCGAATGAATGCGCAAACTGCGGAGCAACTAAACCCGCAAGCGCAATCACCGCAACCGGCCCCCGTTCAGCCGCAATGAACGAGTGAAGGAAAAACGATGGAATTGCTGGAACCAACTGAAGAACCTCAGACAATTGACGCCGAGCCCAATTCCGACGCCGACCCGCCTGAATCTTACGACGATGAGCCTGAAGACGACGTAATCGTTACCGCAGGTGACGAAGCGCCGCCTGAAGTCTCCCACGAGGAACCAGCTCCGAAATGGGTCCGAGAGGTCAGAAGCCGCAATCGGGAGCTAGAACGCCAAAATCGAGATTTGCAGCGACAACTTCAAGCCCCCTTGGCGACTGAGACAAATCCGGTCGTTGAATTGGGTTACAAGCCAAGCCTTGCCGATCATGATTATGACGAGGAGAAATATGAAGTCGCGATGGCTTCCTATTTCGAGCGCAAGCGCAAGGTAGATGATTCGATTGCGGAATCCCGCAAGGCAGAAGAGTCACAGAAAAAGGCATGGGAAGCGACGCTTGAAGCTTACAGCGTCGCAAAAACAAAGCTCAAGGTAAGCGATTTTAAAGATGCTGAGCACAATATCCAGCAGCTTTTTAACGTTACCCAACAAGGCGTCGTTCTCCAGGGTGCCGAAAATCCCGCGCTTGTTCTGTATTATCTCGGACGCAATCCAGCAAAGGCGAAGGAATTCGCCACCATCAAAGACCCTGTAAAATTCTCCTTTGCGGTTGCAAAACTCGAAGCGCAGCTAAAAGTGACAAGCCGCAAATCCCCCCCCTATCCCGAATCATCAATCAAAGGTTCCGCCCCTAAAAGCGGAACAGTAGACTCGCATCTTGACCGCCTGCGCGAAGAGGCACAGCGTACAGGTAACGCCGATCGGCTTATGGCGTACAAGCGGCAACAGGCTGCGAAGTCTAAGTAATTTAAGGAATTTTTATCATGGCTAATGGTTTTTCAAAAGAAGAAGTCGTCGCGTTTGAAAGCCTCCTCACCGGGTTTGAGGATGCGCTTGTGTTGTCGAATGCGGTCAACGTGTATCAGACCGATCAGACGACGATGGAACGGACGAACAACGTCATTTGGCGTCCAATGCCGTACATTGCCACGACCATCGACGGCACGGCGGGCACGGACATTTCGAGCACGGGCTTTAAGGATTACACTCAGCTTACCGTTCCGAGCCAGATTAACACCACGCGCACCGCGTCTTTCGCGCTGACCGCGACGGAACTCCGCGACGCGATGCAGGAAGGGCGCCTCTACGACGCCGCTAAGTCTAAGCTTGCCAGCGACATCAACTTGGCGATCATGCAGACGGCGGCGCTCCAGGGCACGCTTGTCGTTGCTCGCACGGGCGCAGCCTCGGGTTATGACGACGTTTCGCAGAACGACGCCATCATGAACGAGCAAGGCGTTCCGATGGATTCGCGCTATTACGGCATGTCGACGCGCACCTACAACGGCATGGCGAACAACCTTCAGGCTCTTTCACGCAGCTTCGGCAACTCCAAGAGCGATAACGCCTACGAGCGCAGCCTCGTCGGTCGCGTCGCTGGCTTTGATACGCTGAAGTTTGATTATGCCGTGCGCCTCCCGGCGGCTCTTGGCGGCGCTGGGCTCACGCTCAGCACGCTCGTCGGCGCGGCTAACTACCTTGTCCCGGCAGCAACGACCACGAGCAGCAACGGTCTCGTCAAAATCAACGTCGATAATCGTTATCAGACGATTACCGTTTCTTCCTCCGCAGGCGTTGTCGCTGGCGATGCCTTCACGATTGCGGGCGTTAACGCTTGCCACCACGTCACGAAGGGTGACACCGGCCAGCTCAAGACGTTCCGCGTTATCAGCGTTCCAGCCGGCGGCATCACGCTCGTTATCAGCCCGCCGATCGTCTCGAACCAGGGCGCATCGCAGGCGGAAGCCATGTATCAGAACGTTATCGTCACGCCGGCTGCAGCGGCTGCGATCGTGTTTCTCAACAAGGCGGATGCCGACGTCAACGTGTTTTGGCACAAGGATTCTCTTGAGCTTCTTCCAGGTCGTCTCGTCGTCCCATCGGCGGCGGGCGTCTCCACGATGCAGGCAGCCACTAAGAACGGTCTTCAAATCACCGCAACTAAGTTCTTCGATATTAACAAGAACAAGGAACTGTTCCGCGTTGATACGCTCTTCGGCACCGTGTGCAAGAATCCTGAAATGTGCGGAATTCAGCTTTTCAGTCAGGTCTAAACAACCATCTGAACAGCTTGATTGCGTTGCATAGTAAATCGACAAAGGAGGGGGTTTCGGCCCCCTTCTTTTTTTGCCTTTTGTGCTAGGGTGTGCATCATGAGCGATTTTCCGTGTCTCGCGTATCGTTGCCCCGGCGCGCACATCGGCCCCGGCGTCTCGTCGTACGACTACGCAGGCGTTCGCAATTCCGCCGAGCTTGCCGAGCGCATCGCGGCAGGCTGGTCGCTAACGCTCCTCGGCGCCTTGGCGGCGTTTTCAGCGCCAGCGGCTAGCGTCGCTGCGCCGAGCGACGAAAGCTCATCTAGCGCGCCTCCAGGCGCGAACGATGAAGCACCTCCGACCCGAGGCGAGCTTGAGGCTAAGGCGCTTGAATTGGGTCTTAAATTCGACGGGCGAACGCCCGACCGCAAGCTAGCAAAGAGCATCTCTGACGCGATTCAAGGAGGCTGAAATGGGCTGGACGAAACGACAATACATCGAAGCGGCTTTTGAAGAGCTAGGGCTTGCAAGCTACGTTTACGACCTTCAGCCGCAGCAGCTTGAAAGCGCGCTTCGGCGGCTCGATGCCATGCTGGCCGAATGGAACGCGCGAGGCGTCCGCCTCGGCTATCCGCTTCCAGCTAAGCCGCAAGATAGCACGCTGGATGAGCAGACGACGTGCCCCGATGCAGCAAACGATGCCATTGTCGCGGGTCTCGCCGTGCGCCTTGCGCCGAGCTACGGTAAGCAGGTCATGCCGGACACGAAGATCGCCGCGAAGCGCGGGCTTGACACGCTCATGATGCGAGCCGCAGCGCCGCGCCCTATGCAGTATCCTAGCAACACGCCAGCAGGCGCGGGAAACAGTCAATGGGGCCATTTCTGGGGGCCATTCTTGACGCCGCCAGAAGACGCGCTTCATGTCGGCAACGACGGATTTGTAGATTACGAGTAAAGGATCAGGAATGTCTACGATTAATCAGCTTTCGACAATGACGACGCTGCAAACAAGCGATAAATTAGTCGTTTACAGCAACGAAAACGGAGACGCCCGCAAGGCTAGTCTCGCTTCGCTCGTTTCGTTTCTCGATGCAAATTGGACCTCGCCAAACTACGTCACGCAATACGCTTCGCCGAATATCAACGGCTTTGTCGTCACAATTCAACAGACAAGCTCGCCGATTTGGCTTCTCTTGCAGCCGATCGCGCCTTACGCGCTTGGCTCAATTGTCCTTCCGCTTGCTTCGACGTGTTTTGACGGCCAAGAGGTTTTGATCTATTCTTCGCAGGCTGTAACATCTCTCATTATTCAAACGAACGGAGCTCTACAGGTCAACGGCGCACCAACTTCGCTCGTGGGCGGTACAGCCTTCACGCTGCGATTCAACGTCCTTTATCAGACGTGGTATACGGTTGCCAACGCGGCAAATCCGGCGCAGTTTCCCGTCTCCGGCACGTTCACGCCTATTATGGCTTGCGGTGGCATTGTTGGCCCGCTGCCTACGCTAAGCGGGAGTTATCAAAAAATCAATAATCAAGTTACGATGAATCTCGGAATGGTGCTCAGCGCCACGACGACAATTACTTTTACAACCGCAACGGATTATTTTGAGCTTCTTCCGGCGGCGTTGAAACCATCGGGGAACTTTGTTTCGGGCAGCGCGGTTAGCAGTTCCGTTAGTTTTCAAATCGCGGGAACCGTTGCCCCGTTGCCTAGTGTAGTGTTCCAATTTAGGTTTTCTTCGTCGGGTGGACCTACCATTGTGTTTCCACCTAATACTAACGTCAATTATCAAGTTTCCTACCTAATTTTCTGAGGTTATCATGTCCGTTCTGCAACCATTCAATCCGGCATATACGCAGGGAATTACCGTTTCGCCGCTTGCTGTAGCGGCGAATTCCAAGGTAGGAGACACATGCAAAACCTTGTGTTTGACAAATATCGGCACGGTGCCGGTTTACGTTCGCCCCTATGATTCTCGCACGGTTGTATCGACGCCAGCCGCAACGACGACGGATTACATTATTCCGGTCGGGGGGCAAGTTACGATCACCAAGTCGCAGGATTTTGATTCGCTGACGTACATCGGCGCAGTCGGCGGAAGTCTCCACGTTATTCCTGGCGAGGGTTGGTAATATGCTCCGAGCTTTTACACCTCCAGGCGGCGGCGGCGGCACGGTTACGGGCAGCGGCACGCCCGGCACGCTGGCGAAGTTCACCGGGGCGGGCACGTCAATCGGCGATTCGCTCCTGAGCGAGTCGGGCACGACGATCACGAGCGCGGCAACGGCGGAGACGTTCGGCAGCGCGCAGACGTGGACCGTCGGTGCGCCAAACAGCCAGGCGCTCGTCGTCCTGAGCAACGCGGGATTAGAGCGCACGCTCGTCCTCGACACCATCAGCCGCGCAGTCGGCGTGGGCGTGCCTACAACGCCAGCGACGCTGCTGCACGTCTCGGACGGCGTAACCGCCTTTGCGGGCACCACGGGCGCAGGCGTGCGCCTTGACCGCGCGAGCGAGGCGCTCTTCTCGTCGTCGGACGGCACGCGCTCCTTCCGCGCAGGCATCACGGCGTCAACCGCCGTCGTCGGTACGAGCACAGCGCACGACCTGCTGTTGCAGCGCGGCAACGTAACCGCGCTAACCCTCGGCGCTTCCGGCGCTGTGGCCTTTGCTGGCAACCTGACCAGCAGCGCGGCTCAAACGTGGACGCTCGCAACGGGCACCAGCGCGCTGAACATT